GGAGCCGGAGCCATTGCCGTCGCCGGAGCCGTAGCCGTAGCATTGATGTCCGTGATGGCTAATCTTCAATAAATTTGACATAGGTTTTTTCCGCTTCCTCGGTTGTTGGTATTATTTCGATAGCATTTGTTAAAAAAACTTCTCCTGTTTTATTGATTCTGCCTCCTTTAATTCCGTTATTAGCAACGGATGACAAAGACAGTCCGCCTCCTTCCCATTTCCAGAGACGCAAACTGTTTACGAGTTTCAATTCCATCGAATTAGATGGATTGATGTATTCAATGTCTCCAATATGGATACCTGCACTGTATGTTCTGATAAGACAGCGTCTGCCTATCATTGGGTGGTTGACAACTTTAGGATCGCATGGGCGATTTGCAGTTGAAAACATTGCTGCAAGCTCTTTAGCTTGCCCGATTGTTAGTTCATTTATATTCATTTTTAGTGTTATTTGTTTTGTTGGAGATTGGTCGATACAAGAGACGGCTATCGCCGCTCCTGATCTTGGCTGTTCGCTTGATGGATTTCCCTTCGCAGTTGTCCACACCCGGCACGACAGCATCCGTTGTCGGCACCGGCGATATATCCGGCGTGATGCTCTGTGAGTTCCCACCAGCCTTCTGCGTGCTTGCAGCATTGCTCGCAGGGCTTTCCGTGGTTGTGGTCATACATGTAGTGACCCTCGCCGCCACAAAGCGAACAAGGCATCGCAGCCAATGACCGCCCGGCGGGAGTCGATGGCGAGGACGGGGCGGTAGGGCGGGCAGTCATGGCTGGATTTGGTCGTTAGTATTCATGGCAGGATTTTTGCGTTCGCTTTGAATTTCTGCGGACATACGGACTCACACTCTCCCACGCCGAAAACTCGTACCATGGCGCACTCTTTATAGCATTTAGGCCACGGTATGTTTTGGAGTTTTGACGCTGGAAAAAGACGCTTGGGAGCAACAAGCGAACAATGCGGTCTATCCAATTCGTTATGCTTCGCTTCACTCATGGCTGCTCTCCGAAGTTAGTATTCATGTAGTGTTTCTGGGAAATCATAGAAAGTGTGAATCCTCTCCATGATTGCGGAATGGAGGGTGTCGGATGCCCAATCGCGGAGGTCGTGATCTTGGATCGCGTCAATGATCTTGCGGATTACTTCCTCGCGGGTCTGGTCGCTATTGGAGTCGGTCATTAGATCGACAAAGTCATCGGCCCCGCCCTCGTATAGTACGGATGGGTTGCCGCTAGTCTCGGCAAATAGCACCCATGCCCCAGATGTGGCGCGAGCCTCGCACAAGGTGCGGTCGGTGCCGTTGCGGGCGAGGTAACCTTGCCCGTCCATGTCGGAGGTGCTCCAGTGCTTAATGATGGTTGAGGATTTGACGGCGACGTCGTTGTCGATGTGGTATGTTTTGGTGGTCATATTTTTGTTTAGTTTTGGTGTTGGTGTTGGTGTTGGCGTTGCCTTGTTTGCTGGCAACATGCCATCAGTCTCTTCGGCGGGCGGTGCGGGTGCAGCGATCATTTTTCGTGGTTGGTTAGGTTCTCGTCGGCATGTGCTAAACGCTTTGCGTTAGTTGTCCATTTATCAATCGTGCGAAGAAATGCTTCTGCACGTTGGGTTTTCTCGATCCGCGAGGAAATCGTTTATGGTTGATAAGGGTTCACCCCGTTCATCCAGAATATGCTAGGCGCGGGACATGGGCTTGATGTTATGCCAATGCATTTGAGGATCTCAAACGATTGACCAGGATGCAGAGATGCCAGCTGATAAGACTTCTTCTGGGCTTCGTGAATACTTTCGTGCTGTTTGCTTGGCGAGTGTTCACTTGATTTGAATACGTAGTAATATGGTTTCATATGGTTGTGTTTTTTTAATGATATATTTTATTAAATTCACCAAGGTTTTTCTGAGAACATTGATGATGGACTTCCGCATTTTGGTGTTATTCTTCCTGTTAATTCATCAAACCAATATGATGTTTGAGGCCATTTACCAGTAGCTCTTTGCTTTCTTACGATCATCTTTCCACATGGAGTGCTTTCAAAGAACTGATTGATTTCTGAAGGGCTGAAACCAGCTTCTTCTTTTTCTTCCATAAGTTCAGCTTTTGAGCGATCTCTCCATACAGTAATGATATTATTAGCCATATCAGCGATCTCAGAGGCTCCTCGGATTTCTGATAACTGAGCGGGTGGTGCTTGTTTTCCATTTGGATCTGTTGGGGGCTTTCTTGGATGAGCAACCAAATGAAGATGGACTGGATATTTTGAAACAAAGACACGGAACAAGTCGCAAGCTTCTGCTTGAGCAGTGTTATCGCTACGATCAATAGCTAATGTCATCATGTTGTCTACAATCATTGTATCGACTCCATATCGTTTGTGTGCATGAATAAAAGTGTTTATCACATGCTTGGGGTCGGCACGTTCCATGCTTTTATACATGAATACATGCTTGCTTAAATACTCATAGGCTTTTTCAAACTCATCGGTATAAGGAAGATTTGGATATGATGCTAGCATTTTAAGAATTTGACCAAAAGTTATTTCTGATGGTTGTTCAAATGATGCAACACAACTCATTTTACCTCTAGCTGCTAATGAGGCTACTTGATTTGCAACCGCAGTAGATTTGCCTTCTCCTGTTCCACCAAACCATAATGTTGTTTCGTGTGGTCTAAAGCTCAACTTGAAATCAGGAATAAAAAAAGCATCTCCATCACTTAGATGGTCTCCCTTTAGATAGGATTTTACTTTTTCTATCATTGATAATGGATTAACAATCTCTGCAATAGGTTCAGGAGTTGTATTTTCAATGATTGATGCAATCTCTTTGCCCCTGTTGGCTCTGAGCATGTCGTTTGCGTCTTTAAGTGGCAGCGTCACAATAAGGCAACGTTCTTGACCAAGCCTTGCCGCTGCATCTTTAGCTGCTTTTTTACCTACTAGATCATTATCAAAGAGCAATACAATCTCATCGAAATGCGACAGAAACTGATAGTCTTCTGTAATCCATTGTGTATTAGAACATCCCATTGGGATACTGACTGCTGGGATATTCATTTCCCAGCAAGCCATTGCATCCCATTCTCCTTCAGTGATGACTAACTTTTGAATGCCGGTGTCAGGATCACAAACATCCTTGCCAAACAAAGACATGATTGGATCTGAACTTGTCCACGTATCTTTTTTACCATCTGGTTTCAGTGCAAGCCCCCAATGCTTAATCATGCCAAGTCTTCCATAAGCGTCATAGTAAGGGAATGAGATTTTGCCTTGTGCATCTGTGCCTACTCCGTATTTGCGTAAAGTTTTTTCACTGATCCCGCGTTTTTTTGCATATTCAATGCAAGCTGGAGAAAGATCACGAATGTCTTTAGCTAGTTTTTCTGGATCTTTTGATTTACTTACGCTACCAAACGATTGAATAGGTTTAATATTTAGAAATTTAGCAAGCCATTGAAGTCCTTCTTTGAAAGACAATGATTTGTTTAGTGACACAAGCCTCCAAGCTTTACCTTTTTCTCCTGTGGCAAAATCTAAGAAGTAACCAGCATTATTAGCGCGTGTGCTAATAAGCATTGAGTCACCTTTTTCACCGTTTATACTACCAATCCGGTATCCTTGGCTTTCTCTTTTAGCATTTGGATAAAGCGTTAAAACAAATTCATCTATTTTACTGGCTAGTGCGCTTTTGATTTCTTCTAAGTCGTAGAAGTGACTTTCTTGTTCATTCATCTGTTAAGTTATTGATTTGTTGAATTTTTTCGCCTATAGTAATTATTGACTCAGCGAGTGCAGGATTACCTGTTATTGATGAATGTGTGGCAATTACATTCATCATGATATTTACCCCATAACTTTCAGCTATGGCCATAGAAACAATGAAATCTCTTACACTTTTGTTTAAAGTATCTACGATTTCATGATCTGGCTTATTGATTGTTTTTTCTATCTTGGCTCTGATTTGTGGGCTCATTACTAAAGCTATAGCAATTTCATTTTGTATAGCTTGAGTGAATTGCGTCATTCCAAACATCATTTCTTCTAAGCTTTGATTTTCATTAAGCTTTTGAAGGTGTTCTGACATTTTGAATTAAGCTTTGCTTTTTTTGATTTCTACGGGTTCTCCGTTGTTTGCTCTTGCTGTCCAGTTTTTCAAGTCAATTACAACTTTACCTTCTGGGATGGATGATGCGGTTCCGCTAATGCGCTTCCAGCCATCATCAAAAACAAGATAGGTTACTTTGTTTGATTTGTGCGCTAGAATAAGGTCTTCTGCTTGTTGTTTGCTTCGGATGTTTTTAATCACCTGATCGTCTCCCATAGTCTTGACGATGCAAGCCAAATGGCGAATTGGTTTTGGTCCAAGCTTGAATACTTCTGCTTTATGCAAGATAAGATGTTTAGATTCATCAGGAATTTTTTGGTGGAAAGCTTCTTTGTGGGAAGAGAATGAGAGCTTATAACGCTTTTTCTTGAACGCACGATAAACGCTGACAGTTGTCCAGATAGTGTTTAGAGATTTGTCAGTGGCTTCAGCAACTTGACTCACTTCAAAGTTTTCTCCGTGAAGGTCTTCAAGCTCGTCAATGATTGACCCGAGCATCCACGAAGTTTTGTCCTCCATTTTTGGAGCTAAGCTACGGAGCTTTAGCACGTTTGCTACTACTTCGTAGGATTGAATTAGCGATGGAGGGGCTTCCCTATTGATTTTGCAGATGCCTTCTTCAGTGATAATGAAGCTACCTGTTTTTGTTTCCGACATGGCTTGCATCAAAGAGATTGCAGCGTGTTCAACAATATCGTCTTCTTCGCTTGCAGGAAGTGGTTTTAGGCTTTCTTCTTCTTCTTTGGGACTTTCTACTGCGGATTCTTCTTGAGGCTCTTCATTAGGCTCATCTGGCTCAAGTGAGATGTTGTCTACCATTTGCCCGATTTTTTCGCGAATTGTTCCTGTGAATGATGCCCAATTTGGGAATCCGTCTTCTTGCATTTGTTCGATAACTTCAGCAACAGTGTCGTAAGGAACACGGAATCTTTCTGAAAGATCAGAGAAATCCTCTGGTTTAATAATGCAGTTTTGGTAATATAGTGCTTTGTTCATTTGTTATTTAGGTGAATTTTAGTTAAGGCTAAACGAGTGTTGTTTTTGGAGATTAGTCAACTTTATAAGAGTCGCAATATTCAAACGCTTCGGTAATGTCTTCTGATTTATTTGCATAGGACAATGTTAAATCTGCAATTCTTTCTTGCAGTCCAGCAATTAATTGGATTGTTGGGATTTCTTCAGGGAGCTCCCAAGGCCCTTCGACCGTGAAAGCTACATCGAACATAAAGTTTGTTTTCATTTTAGTTAAGTGGTGAGCTTTCTGAGGCCTATGCTTGAAAGAATGTGATTTTGTCTCTAATTTTCATTAGAGAATTGATTAACGTGCAGATTGCTTCTTTTGAAGCCTTTGCTTCCTTCAAACATAATTTTTCATTGTTTTCGTAATCTCCAGCTATATACGCATTGTGAAGACTTTTGGTGATGAACGACAAATTATGAATTAGATCATATCCGTCAAGTCTCGCTTCTCCAAGAATATCAGCGCATGGAAATTCTTTTTTTTTCTTCATGATTTATGCTGTAAGCAGGGCTTTCTCATCGCTTAGGAGTCGTTCTCCGTGCTTTACGTGGCGGCTCCAGTCTTTTTCTAGTCCGGTAATGGCTAGTGTCTTCACTTGTGCGCTAGTTCCCCATTCCGAAGAGTAGTATTGAGATCCGTTACCTTTGCGATTTGAAGATTCATGACTATGGAACTCTGTAAGAGCTGAGAAAGCGTCAAGGCGTGTGTTGCCGACGTTTCCGAGTCCTCCAGTAAACAGTTCCATCATCCGTGCTCCTTTTTGCTTAAGCCCGTTAGAAAGATTTTCTACATTGCGACCTTCGATGCCAGTAAGCCAAGCCCGTGCTTCGTCAGGGGAACAGATAGTTTTATCTGCTTCAGTCAAAACATCTTGGTAAACCTTGCTGGTTCCCATGAAGTTTTTCATTGCTGTAATCAAACGCTCTATATTTACATCAAGGTTAAGCGTGTGTTTTGCTTTACCGATGGTTTGTCCAGTTTGCATAGAAGCCGCAAACGTGTTGGCGCATACAACACAAATATTTGTGTAGCGAGCTTGGAAGCTAGTGCTTTTATCATAAGAGTCGATCACTGTGATAAAGTCATTGAACTCACGATCACCGATTTTGAATCCTTCAGTCACTTTGAGGGAGGCGAACAGCTTGCAGCGATTGTCCACCGTGCCAGCGGAAGCCACCTCAAATGGAACTTCTTCCATTCCTTTAGCAATCACGTTCCAAAACGTTTCTACCGTGGATGGGTGGTAGCTGCTGCCATAAGGATCTCCGATTGGTAGAAAATCGTCATTAGCAATGAGTTGCTTGAACTCAGGAGATTCGATCATCACATCTTGATAAAAATCAGGGATGGTATCGTGAGGCTTTTGCGCCTTG